TGTTGGCCCCACGCGATGAGCGCCGTGAACTCGGCCTTGCCGCCTGCGGCTTCGAAAAGCTTGCCCTCAGCCTCACGCATCAGCGCGTCCTGACCGGCGCGGAATTGCGCCTGCATCTGGAGCACCTGATCGTTCGAGACGCCCAGAGCTTTCGCCATACCTGCGATGAGGTCTGCGTTCGGCTTCTCGGCGTTGAACTCCGTAACCAGCGAGCCGTCGTCGAACGCCTTGGCAAAGTCGTAGGTAGCAGGTGCATCGCCCTCGCCTTCCTTCTTCTCCGGCGCGTTCTCCGTGCCTTCCGGCTTCTTCTCGTCGGCAGGCGTGTCCGTCAGCTTCGGCGTCGGTGCATTCGGATCCGCGTTGAACGGAGGCTCACTGGGCTTGTCCGGAGTGGGCTCCGAGGGCTTGACGCCATTCGCTGAGTCCGCTGCTGCAATCATGGCCGCGCGGTACTCCGGTGAGTCCGGGATCAGCGCAGGGGTTTCGGGAGTGCCCGGACTTGCCGGGGCATTGGTGTTGGTGGTGTCGGTAGTCATTGAGCCGGTGCGAGGGTGTTAGCCGCAATCTGCCCTGCTACAGGACCCGCAGCAGCGCGAGCCATGTCGGCTTGCATTGCTTGTTCCTGGGCAGCAGCTTGTTCCTGCTGAACTTCCTGAGCGGTCTTGATGGACTGCGGGAAACCCAGTGCAGCAGCGGCAGGCGTGAGGATCGTGTCGAACTTCACGTAGGCAGCGGCTTCTTGTTGGAACGCTTGCGGCGTCTCGTTGAGGAGGGAGAGGAACGACTGAACCTTCTTCAGCTTCGCGTCCTTGCCCAGTGCAGCGAGACCAGTGGTCACGGTGATCTGGGTGGAGTCTTTGCCGATCTTCGGGAGTTCGTCCTTGGATTGCATCTGGGCCACCAGCTTCTTCAGCCGCCAGCCGATCATCTCGGGGCCGAGGTACGAATAGACGCCACCGAGGGACTGCTCGATCTCGGTGACAAGCATCTGAAGCTCGTAGGCCGTCACGCGTTCAGCGTCGCGGCGAAGGTCATTCGTGAGCAGGAACGCGACCGCGAGGTCACGCTTCAGGTCCTGCTTCTCCGCGTTCAGTGACTGCATCGCAGCCATGTTGTTGAACTGGAATGGCTGGACGTCGCCTTGCGTGCCGCCCCGCGCGGAGATCACAGAGCCGTTGCGGGCTTCCATGATTCGCTTTCGCAGGTTTCCGCCGGCCGCGTTCGGCGCGACGAAGATCAGATTCCGCGCAGCGATGGCGCCGCATTCCAGGAGCTGCTGCGACGTCTTGTCGAGCGCAATGAGGTCCGAGTAGTTCTGCTCGACGTGCGAGCGACCGTAGGACTCACCCGGCACCAACTCCCACGCCAAAGCGTTGAAGGGCATGATGCCGTTGTACTCCTGGTACGGCTTCACGACGGCGTCGTCGAGATCCTGATGCACCGCATAACGGTTCTCGTCGACCCATTCGAAGCGCGTGTACAGCGTACAGTCCTCGCGCTCTTTCTTCGCCGTGACCCGCTGGAGATCCTTGGGCAGTTCGCGAACCTTCAGCTTCTCCGCAGTGACCGCCTCCATGACACGACCGTTGAAGTCGCGCACGCAAACGAACTGGGAGAGCGAGAAAATCTTCAGGCGCCCGTCCGGCTGGATGTACTCGCCGACGTTCCCCGCGACCACTAGGTGGAGCAGGGACAGGTACGTCTGCCGCCGCCAGTTGAGCGCTTCGATCTTCGCGTTGATAAGCTGCTCGCATTGCGCGAGGCCCTTCACGATCTCGGGCGGCGGCGACAGGACGCCCTCTTGCAGGAGGACCTGCGTCGACACCTCGATGTTGAATGCGGAGTCGCCAGGAGGCATGAACGCCATCATGAGCTTCGACGACACGTTGGTCGCGCCGCGATGGCCGAAGGATGTGTACGACTGCGGCAGGATCTGCTGCGGGGTTTGCCCATCAGGGGGACAGACGGACGGCACCGTGAGGGCCGCGCACGCCTGGGCTCGCCGGAAGTACGGGTCCCGCTCGGGGACCAACTCCTGGTAGCGATCCTTCAGGGGCATCAAAGCTGCACGCCCACTCCGGACGGAGTTGAGGCGGGGGCCGTCAGATACTGGCGCATCTGCGTCTTGCGCCGGGCCGATTGCGCCGGGGAATCTTCGAGCGGCTGGATCAGCTTCGCAGCAGGAGCGTCCGGCTGCGGCGGATCAGGGGTCTTGGGGATATCGGGCTTGCTCATAGAGACTCAGGTGATATTCGCCGCCCACCTCGTCGAAGCCGAGGCGGACAAGGTAGGGGCGGTGTTGGGGGAGCGGGCGGGCGATCAGCTTCGTAAAGCCGGCGGCTCGAGCCCCGTCGCTGAGAAGTCGTAGAGCGCCTGGGGAAACCCATCGGCCTCGGGATTCCCGAGACGCGCAGAGATGCACGGAGGCGCGGCCGGCGCCCAGAGGCTCAAGCCATACCGCAACCTGAGTGCCAGGGCCGTAGCCAAGAGTCCAGACAGCACAGCGCTGAAGTAGACGGACAGACCAATCCGCAGCATGGGGATAGCCAGCCGCGCATAGAAAACGGTGGAGGTCACGGTAGACCTGCTTCCGCCGCTTGCGCGTCGGCGTCCCGTTGCGCCGCATCCAGGTCATCCGCCAACTGGAAGATGGCTTGGATTGCATCGTGGGCACCGACAAGTTCGTGGCCGGCCTGATAGTCCCGTGCATGCACGAGATCCACCAGGCCGGCCAGGGGGTATTGGTCGAGGAGCCAATTGCCGACGGTGCGGAGATCCGCCTGGCTCGGGCAATCGGCCGGGATGTTGTCGTCGTCCCCTTCTCTAAGAGTCTTAGAGTTATATAGGGACCCTCTACCATGTGTCGGGTTAATCCTCGGGGGCTGATTCAACGGCTTGCCGCTGGCGCCGTAAATCGCCAGTTCGGAGGGCTTCGTACCAGTCCTGAACTGCCGTAAGCCGCGCAGCATTCTTGCGGCAAATCGTGTAATTCGATTCGTCATTCCGCATCAGGTCCGCGAGGGTGAACTGGCTGAGGCCGGCGCCATCTCCCGCAGCGGAATTGCCTTCCGAGCCAAGGCCGGAGGCAGCACCGGAAGATCCCGGACTACGGCCGGCGACGGCGTCGTTGTGCAGGCCGGCAAGCTGCTGAGACAGGCGGACACCATCGGCGCGAGCAGCAGCAAGCGCAGCTTCCAGTTCAGTCGTGCGAGCTTTGTGAGCATTGGTTTCGTCCTTGAGTTGGGAACGGAGAGCGGTTTCCGCCTCGTCCGAGATGAGCTGGTCGGTCGCACGGGCGAACGCGAGTTCATCGGCGTGCTTCTGCTTCTCGACACCCTGCCCCGCCGCGTACCCCTCGTCGTAGACATGGGCGCGGTAGGTCAGCGCACCGGCAGCGAGGCCCACCGCCAGGAGAACTCCGGCGATGACCTTGCCGGCCCACGCGGGCATCGGCAGCATCAGAGCGTCTCCATGATCTCGTCCACCACGGCGTACAGGTCGCTCAGGGAGCCATCGTTGAGGACAGTGAAGTCGCCATACTCTTTACGCACGCCGGCCTCTGAGACATGCGTCGCGACCGCCAAAGCGTCCGGGCGAGCCACATGGATGATCCGACCGCCGCGTTGGCGGATCGCGTCGGCCTCGTTGTCGAATCGGACGTCGGTGATAACGCTCGCCTTCCCGCTGACGCGCAGGGTTCGAGCGACCTCGTCCATCGCCACGAGGACCCAGATGTTCTCGTTGACTAGCATGCGGCCCCACTCGGTGCCCAGGGTCTGGAGCATCTGACGGGGCGACTTGCCGAGCCAGGGCACCGGATCTTCTTTCACGAAGTCCAGTGCGCGGCGGTCGATGCCGATGAGGTTGCAGACGAACTGACGCAGCGGCTCGGCAAACGAGACCTGGTGATAGCCGTGGTTCTCTACTAGGTAGCTACCTATGGTGTCCTTGCCCGAGCGGGCGCGGCCCGTGATGCCGATGAGCGGCAGGCTATTTTGCGAATGCTTGTGCATTGAACGAGATGTCTTTGACCCCGGGCAGCGCGTACTGCACGTTGCCCGTGTCAGGGTTGTAGTCGGATGGTCGGAGGATTCGGGCGAGCACCGCCATGCGGCGAAAGTCCAGGGCCGTCTGGGTAACGTCCTTGTACTTGCCCTTCTTTGGTTCGAGGTAGCGCAGGACAGCGTTGTGCGCCATCTCCTTGAGCGAGCGGCACCCTTCTAGGGTTGCCTCCGCGCCAGTAGGCCCGCAGCCTACGCAGCCGCCGAAGCCGTCCGTCGAATCGCCCATGAGCGTCTGGTACATCCACTGCCAGTCAGCGCGGGTCTCGGTGATCGTCACCAACTTCTTCTTGCCCGTGACGTACAGCCGGCCTGGGACGGTCTTCATGTCCTTGTCGTTGGAGCAGATAACCTTGTCCTCGCCCGACAGGAAGCCCATGACATCGTCAGCTTCCAGGCCGGGGTACCACGCGATGCGGTCGTTCTCGAACACCCAGTCTTCCAGCGGCTTGTACTGCTCAGGCTTCTCGCCGCGAGCGCCCTTGTAAGGCGGGTAGATCCCACGCCGGAACAAGCCACGCTCTTTCGGACTCAGGCAGACGATGTACTCGTCAGTGCCCACCGCATCGCACCAGGTGCGCACGATCTCGTGGAACTTCGCCTTCGCTTCCTTTAAGGTCGGGGGCCGGTCGATAACAGTCTCGGCTTCCCAGTCGGTCTCTTCGACCTTGACGACAGTGGCCTTGTAGATGACCTCGTCGCCGTCGATCAGGGCGATCGTCACAGAACGAAGAACGCGAAGACCCAGATGGCAATCATCGCTGCCTGTACGCCAGCGAGCGTCGCCCAGAAGGCAATGCTCCGCGTCACACGGCCCTCCCTTCGAGCCCCGCACAGTTCACGAACGTCCACATCGGCGG